AGTACCAAATTCATAAGCTTCTCTTCGATACTTCTCCCAGAGGTTTCGATTTCTCAGGAAATCAACTGCTTCTGGTAACTTGTTCTTTCGGTTCTCCGTTGATATCAGATCCTCTAACCAGATCTTATGTAATGAGAAATCTTCTTGTACAATGGTAACATAATTTGTTCCACGTTTAACAACCTCTCCAACCAATCCAGTTTTCTTATCCTTAACCCACTCACCTATTTCAAAGATCGAATTCTGAAAATATTGTTCTCTAACCCATTCAATGTTATTCATTTCAGCTACAGGTTTGAAGGACTTTATTTCCCTTGCAATACCCATACCCTTGCGAACATCATTGAATAGATTAGAACAATCATATCCTTCTGGACAACCCAACTTGAAGGATTCGTAATCCCCGCTACCAGCTGCAGCTCTCATCTTTGATGCAGACATCCCTGACACACCTTCTGCATCTGGATCTCGTTCTCCAGCACTTACAACTTCAATAGACTCATAATGATATTTACCATGTCTTGCATCTACACCATTATAGGCAGACAATAACTTATCAAATTCCTTGACACGATCACTTCCTACCACCATCACTAAATGTTCATATTCATCTAAATGTACAGCCACATCTATTGCAGTTCGTAATCCAGAAACAGGCTTATGACCTCTCATCTCCTTCGGAAACATCTCTTTGAGATATTTCATTTTTTGAAAATGAGTCAGTGGATTCTTCTTCTTATCCTGAGTAAAACTCCCAAAGATATGAGCATCCCCACCCTTCTTTGCGACTTGATGAACCTTCTGCAACAACTTTTGGTGGCCAACCGTAGGTGGATTGAACCGACCAAAAGTAAAAACAGCGGTTTTCCCTTTCGCTTCTACAAACTGTGTAAATCGTTTCATGCACCAGTATTATCTGATTGTTTCTTAGCTTTCAATTCTTTTGTTTTTAAATTGTGAGCTTTTTTAACTTTCTTGGCCATTTTTTTCACCAGACCTTGATACGCCGCTCCCATTTTTTTAGTTCTATCGTCTGTTTTCTTCTCAAGCTTTTCCTTCTGTGCAGGAGAAAGATCGGCAAGATTTTTACCTTTGCCTGCTACTTTTTGCATTATTATTTTTCTTGCAGCTTTTTGAGCCTTTTCCTTGGCTTGATCCTGAGACATAGCTTTCATCAGATTACGTTCCTTCTTCTTTTTAGTAGAAGCTTTCTTGTTCATAAGTTTCATTGCTCGTCCTTTGGCTTTACGAGCACTAAAGCTTAATGTTTCAGATTGTAATTCGTTATAAGTCTTCATTACTCCCCTTTCATCATCTTTCTAATTTGAGAAAATAACTTACTATGTTCCTTTTGTTCTTGAGGTTCCTTTGCTTTTTTCGGTAACTTATACTTACCTTTTTTCTCATCTTCAGATTCTTTAGCCATAGCTTTTGAAATTGCTTTTCTCTTCTTATGAAGGAATTTATCAGAAGAATCTGTGTCTCCATCATTATCAATATCTTTATCCTTGCGATCCTTAAATTTCTTCTTAACCGCTTTATGTTGTACTTTATCTAATCCTTCACCGTCATCAGATTTATTATTGGTATTATCTTCTTTATAAATCTTATTTTTCACTTTACCTCCCATAACCTGTTTAATGGTTTCCTTAATATCCATATCTCCCTTTACTGGTTGAGTGTCCTCAATGTACATATTGAGTTCAAATTTTTTGTTATCTAAGTTTGCAACTTGAATGTGAACATTCTTTTTCTTGTCTGTACCTAAAATGTATCGGTTGGTTTTACCCTTTGATGGTTTCTTAGGCCCTGTAGCCACTTTGTTGTCAATCTCTTCTGGATCAACTGTAAATCCTTTTTTCTTTGCATGAGCGTATGCGTGTTGCATCGCAGATGAGAAGTCTTTGTGGTATAATTCGTAATCTGGGGCTTCTTTCATGGTTTCCTCCTTCTTTAAGCCAGGATAATCTTTCATAATTTTATCGGCAACCCATTCTGCATCACCCTTTTTGCCACCTTTACCTTTGCTCTTCTTTAAAAGATTACGAACTAAAGTATCTCCTTGTGGGCCAGGGCTCCATTTATTCTTTTTCAAAATGCTAAATACATCACTAGCAGCCATTTTCATTTGCAATTCAAGGCTTTCATCAACTTCTTCCTTTTGTGTCAATTTCTTATAGTAAGGATTAATATTCTTGTACATCCAATCATTATCTTTACTTGAAGTGCTACCTTGTGCTTCATTTCTTTTCATGATCTCTTTAATCTTCTTGACTTCAGTAGATGTACCAAAAGCTTTTGCAAGCATCAGATAATTTTCAGTATGACGATTTTCATCCTCATTCTTATCGTATTGCTTTTTCAGTTGTTTGAGTGGGATTGCTCCGATACCACCTTCATCAATCTCTACTTCTTCTTTTTGATAGGCCTTTTCCATATTAGAGTCACCAAGAACTTCACTATTGAATACTGATTTTGCAGAATTCTTTTTCATCATTTTAGCAATCAGTTTATCCTTTTTAGCTAAGGCTTTCATTTTTTTCTCATCATATTCAACCTTTTTACTTGGTTTTTTAGAATGTCCAGATGGAGTTTGATTTGGATCTTCATCATCTTTATCTAATCCTTTACGTTGTTGTGGACTCAATAATTTTCCTTTTCCAAGGGTTGCTTCATGATATCCCTTATCATCACAATGTTCACATCCTTCTCCTTTGCATTTTGGGCATTCTGTATGAGCTTCCTTGATTGGTTTTCCACCCTTAGAGATGATTCCATTCATTCCATCCTTCTTGACTTTTGCAAGAAACTCTTTGGCATCATCCAAAGTCATGAACTTAGTTACCTTTATCGGGCCCTTCTTTGAAGATGCATACTTGACCTCAAACTCAGGTTTTGCTTCCTGTAAGTCTGGTGTAACTCCGTCCACAAAATCAACTTTACGAACACCTTCTTGTTCAGATATTCCCCTTTTTTTCATTTCCTTAGCTACTCGCTGAGTGAAACTTTTATTTGCAGGAGAGGATTGATCCTTCTCAGATGCCGTTTTATATAGTTTTTTCAACTTATCATCTGACTGCTTCCCCATTTTCTGATCTTCAGAAATGTCTCTAACTTCTCGGACTGATTCTGTCCAACTTTTTAATAATCCCATGTAACTCCTATTTGTCCCAATTTTTAATGGCGGTGAAATTGTTATACGAAAACTCCAACCGATCTACTAGTTTGACAGCTCTTTGATCACTGTCTGCGACAACATACCCTTCGGGTGATGTAACTTTAAATCCTTTATTAGTCTTTATGAATGTACTCATTCCTAATTGTTTTATGCTATTTAATTTTTGTAATATTTTATTTTTCGCATCAACTATATGCATCATAAAGGTTGAAACCGCCACCATGTTAGAAGTATGTCGCCGCAGTTCCTTAAAAAACTCTTCTTTTCGTTGTGTCCACTGTTTTCTGGACTTCTCAGATTTCTTTGTTGATGTTATCTTCAGGAATGCATCATGTACAAACTTGAAGTATTCTGCTATCATCTTCCTTGGATTCTTTGTCTCGTTCCCCTTTATCAAAGAATTCTGATAGGTTTTCCATTGGGCAGCTTGTGGTAAATTCTCTTGTAAGGTTGACCACTCTTTTATTCTACCCGAATTTATTCTCCTGAAAATCTTTCCTGCTTCAGACAAATCATTGGTTACAGCTGTTGTCTCTGCACTTGTGAACTTGGCCGTCCCAGATAGATCTTTATATTTTGCATCCGTATGCCATACTGAAGAAACTCTCTTCAATGGTTGATCTACCCCGAATGAAGCTGTCATTCCCTCCAAAGAATCCCCTGAGTATGTTGTGTGCCATACGATCCCTATCTTAGACTTCCCTATCTTCTTACCGATCTCAGAATCCTTTGGAATTGCATACATGATTGTATTGGGTTGAAATGTCCAATGATCTGCAATATTTGATTCTAATGTTGATTTAATATATAGGAGATCTCCTTGTATAACCCCCACAATACCCAACTTAGAGAACTCTGCAAGAGCTATTTTGAAGACATCTCCAAGGTAACCCCCTAAGTCTATGTCAGATTCTTTCTTGTAAAGAATCGGGTCTTTATTGAACACCGATTTCTTTGCGACAAAAAACTGACCGTCTGATGGATCTGTCCCTGCAAACAATGCAGGAGCCCCATCCCACTTCACACTCATGTTCACTTGAGACTTTGAATCCCCAGCCAACATATCTCTCAAAGACTGAATGAACCTTATTGCAGCTCGTCCACCTTCAATACCATTGTTTAGAATCTCATCTTCAATATGTTCAAGGTGCAAGTTTTTCCCCGGCGCCTCTACGAGATATTCTCTGAAATTGAGCATAACATTATCTTATTTTTAATCCAGAAGTTGTTATATACAACGATTTCCCCTTCCATCCTCCAGTAGCTCTCGTTCTCATAGTAATAGGTATTGTTACGCTACTAACTCCCACTCTAAATGATATTTTAAAAGATTGAGAAGTTCCTGTATATTCTTTGGTTATATTTGTAAGATCTGTTGATTTACTGAATAATATTTGCTTATATCCTTCATTACTGGATACTTCTTTTAATGTTGAACCTCTTTCAGATCCTACCAGTAACTTATAAGGACATGGTGTGGAATCAGGCTCATCAAATGTATAATAACCTATAGTTTGCAAAAAATAAGATAAATTTTTCTGTTTCAACAAATGATCTGAAAAACTAGTAATACAATTATTTCTAAATGGATAATACATATCCGTACTGAAAAAACTTAAATTATCTTTTTCAAACTCCTTTGCTAGTAGTGCAAATTTTCTACCAGAAGCACTTTCAGAAAACTTTTCCTTTTTAATGTTAAATTTCTTTAATGCATCTTGAGCATTTTTTCCTGTGACTGTAGTAACTGCATCATTCCAAGCCTTATCTATCAATTTTCCTATTTTAGATTGTTCTCTTTGATTAACTAATTTACCATAAAATGCATATATATTTGTATTGAATTTAGGAGTGGCATCTTTCCCGGCTGCAATTTTATTTGAATATCCAATAAATGAACCATCCGCCATTTTTAAAATAACATCAGATGGATTTTTACCACCAATTCCAGCTGGTTTTTGTCTAGGAGTCCAATATAATTTTGACCATTGAGTGGCCCCCAAATCTCCTTGTACTGCTATAGAATTTTGATAACCTATATTAATATCTCGTATTGCTGTCTCATCTTTGTCTAATAGTTCTATCAATTCCTCATAAGAAACTTGATGTCCCTCACCATAATAAATTCCTGTTCCACCTGTTTTCTTAGCAACATCAGCCATCCAAGATTCGGCATCAGTAAAACCACCATGTTTTAAAAAATATACAGTTAAATATTCATTTACATTTGATGATGCAGTAGAATCTTTTCTTTGTTTCATACCAAAGTGGCTCTTAATTTGAGACTTTTTAACTTTGATATATTTGTCAGCTGTTACTTGAAATATAAATTTACCACCAAAATCTTTTAAAAGTTCTCCTGTACCATTTTCAACATTTTGAAATTTCACATCAGTCATATTTAATAATGACTTAACATCAGTTTCAACTGTAGTATCTAAAGTATAAAATGGATTAAATACCCCCTTTTGTTGATACCAAGGAGAAACTGTCAATTCCCTAATATATTCTTTAAAAGTTCTCATTTTAGAACGATCATCTTCAGTAAAAAATTGATAGAGGGAACCAGAAGGCGTAAAGGTAGGTTGTCTCAAAGTTCCCATGTGATATAATAACAGAAGTATTTATATTAATTGAACTTCCAATCGGTGGTATCTATGGATTGGGCTTTATCGTAGGCAGGAGTATCATCTTGTCCAGAATCAACTATATCTTCTTGAGCAGATTCCTCTGCATCATACAGTTTCATTTTCGGTCTATCAATTCCGATAACGAACTTCTTGTTTTTAGTGGGGTCATTATAGCGGTTTTTAAGTTGCTTAACCAATATCTGATCGAGCCCTTCCAACTTTTCAGTTTGGATGAGAGCGAACATAAAATCCGCTGTAGCAGGTAAACCAAAGCTCTCACTGGTATCCTCCAATCCGATATCAGTTGCCGTGAAACCAGAACGAGTCGTTTGTGTAGCAGATATGATTGGTAAGTTATGTTCCACAGCAAGTCCTCTAAACTCTTCTGCAATCGCTTTAATATAGAAGTAAGATCCAACATTTGCTCCTGTTTTAAATCTAGATGATGCACAAATATTTATATAGTCAATAAATATAATGTCTGGTGTAAACTCACGTTTTAATGCAAGTTCCTTTAAGAGTCCCTTGAAGTGTCCTGTATGAGCAGTTGCAGTAGGATACTCCTTAACAACTAAAGTTCCCTTGGTCTTCTTCTTGATCTTATTAACTGAACCATCAAACAACTGCTTAGGAAGTTCATGTAATTCATCAATCGTCAAATCCATAAGGTTTGCATCAATACGTTCTGCAATCCTTTCCTCAGCCATTTCCAATGTGATATATAGTACATTTTTACCCTGTAATAACACCTGAGCTGCATGATGACACATAAACAGAGATTTACCTACCCCTGTTCCTGCAAGACATATATTCAGAGTCTTATTTGGAAGACCACCATTCGTTATTTGGTTGAAGTACGAAAGATCGAAAGGAATCCTTTGCTCTTTCTTATGATAAAATTCAAAACGATCACTGGCATTAAGAATATAATCATGCCCAACAGAAGTATCAAAACTAACAGAAAGAGCGTTGGATAAAATATCAGGCAGACTATCAGTGTCGTGATCTTTGTCATCACCGTTAATAATGTGGATTCCTTTAAGGACTGCCAGGTGAAGGGCCCTATCTTTGCAATATCGTTCTGTAGCATCGAGTAACCATGCTTCATCTGTGCTCTCAGCTGCCAAGGAATCAAGTACCTCCTGAGTGAGCTTCCAACCTTCCTCATTAAGATCATTTCGTTTCTCCAATTCAATTTGAAGGGCCTCTTTTGAGGGTATAGTATTATATTGATCTATAAACTTATATATCTCATCAAATATAACCTGTTTTTCTTTCTTTTCAAAGTATTCAGTCTTCAGAAATGGTAATACCTTCCGACTGTAATTCTCGTTGGTCAATAAATGACTCAGAATCGTTTTCTCTATAGATAATGTCAACATCGTCTTCCTTTCTCAATCCTTTTTGTAAAACCGAAACTAAAATATCACTAACAACTTTATGAAATTCTTCTGATTCCTCATTAAATGCCTCATCTGGAGAATGAGCCACTCTACAAGTAAAATTCAAATCAAGTTCGCCAGTTGTCAGTTCTCTCGGTTGTATTTCATCATAAAAATAAACAACATCTTTAAATTTACCTTCATTAATTCTAATTGCAGTAAATTTGGTTTCATCATTGTCTCGTACTACAAAAGAGTACTTAACGGCTTCTCTAGACATAATGCAAATATCCTCCTAAAATATATTTGGGTTGATCTACTGGCACATTGCCACGGTGAATGTATTCCCACGTTGAAGGAAACATTAATACTTTACCACACTCTGGTGAAACTTGCAAGTCTAAACTTACAAACTCTGTTTCACCACCTTTTTCTACATCATTGAGGTAAACAAATATGACCAAAAAGCGCCTTGCAGAATCATAATTCCCAACATCAACGTGATCCAAAAAATGACCAGAATTGTCTTCATATTTTTTTAACCTCAATGCTTCCCATTGGTGTTTTTCAGGCCACTGTTTGGGATGTAACTTCGTATCTGTTTTATACCTATCAGTTAGAAGTTTAAATCTATTATAAATGTTCAGATTCATTTCACTCTGACCTGTATGATCTATAAGATTGAGTTCCCAAAATTCACGATGGTTAGCCGTTTTGGTTTCCACCCAATGTTCTTTAGCAGACTCAAAATACTCTATAAGTCCTGCACACTCATCACTACTGAATATCTTCGGATAGGTCTTGATCCACCTCTCCATATAAAAACTCCTTTGAAGCAGCCTCATCCAGTTTTTGCATCACCTCTTCAGTGAAGTATTTTTCTGGATCTGCATAGATTGATTTAGCATACAATTGAGTGCCATTCATATCGTATCTATTACCAGACCGTGTGAAAATCCCATGTTTCTCACCAAACTCCAAGAGTCCATAGTATCGGTCAATACCACTCTGATACCCCAATCTCACATCAACCATCTTATTCTCAATAGTCAATCTGGATTTCTGATTCTTACAATGGATGATATTACCTATCACCTCTGTACCGTCTTTATCCTTCTTCTTGGACAAGTAAATAATGGAACTAGCTGCATATTTGAGTCCAGAACCACCACCCATCTCTTTTGTAGGCATATAAGAACCTATCACATCATAGGTATGATTGGTCACTATCAACGGAAC